GGAAGCGTGGCTAACCGCCTCAGGCGGAAGAAACCGGGCAAAATCTCTGCAAGGAGTGGTACTTATGGCGAGGCCATGTTTTTGATGAACAAACCGATTGTGACCCTTCCCCATTTCAACGGGAACCCGGTCGACGGAAATTATTTGACAATTATTAAAAATGAGCAGAAGACTTTTAACCGCAACAAATTCGCGATTGAAAGCTTCCTTGGAATTGGTGGTGGTGCCAAAAAACTTATGCAAAGTACCCTTGACTACAGGAGAGCAGGGGGATCCTTACAGGATAAGATCAACTACGTGGCCTCCTATTATAATAGGACAGGCGAACATAAGTATATGGTACCAGTCGAAACAATTCACAATGCTTTATTTGGGCAGGCGAAACTAGAACCTGCGTCTCTTAACGTCCTCGAGAGTGAAATATCATTAAATTATGATGCTTCACCAGGGATAATCTTTAAGACGCTAGGCTTCAGCTCGAAAGATCAGTGCGCTCTGTTAGCCTACGAGGCTTTCAAGACGATCTTAGTCGACTGGATGAAAGACCCTAACTCCCCAAATGAGCCTAATGAATTGTGGTCGGTGGCATCACGTCCAAAATTGATAAAGATAGACAAGCTGCACAGTAAAGTCATGGAAGACAAACCTGTGGGTCGAGCTATATCTATGTGTTCAATTCTGGAACAGTTCCTGGGATTCCCTTTCTGGCAGCCTCTTATGCGTATTCAAGAGGAGTTGAGACAAATTGACTCAACCCCTATTCAGATCGGAATATGCAAATTTGGCAGCGATTGGGCCAGATTAGGGAAGAGAATCGCGAAATATGATGCTGTCTATGTTGGAGATTGGTCAACCTTTGATCAATCAGTACCGACGGGCCTGGTCAAAAGAGCTTTTGACGTCATTTTCTACACCTACAGAGGTTTACCTACCGCCAAAAAAAACTACCTGACCAATTATACGAGATATGTCTACAAAAATATCATCGATAAGATCTATTGGTTAGGGCAGGGTTTGAAGGTTAAGGTATCTAATGGTGTACCCTCAGGTTCTCTTTGGACCTCACTCCTCGATTCAGTGATTAATTATATAATTATAGCTGAAGTCAACAGATCACTTAAAATTGAAGTATGGGAGTGTTTCGTCTATGGAGATGATCATGTCGTTGGCATGGTAGATTCAACCGGGGATATACTAAGAAGATACAAAGGTAAATTCCAAGCTGAGGCGTTTAACCTGTTCGGCGTATCAGGCGGAAAAGATGATTGCTACATGACTAAAGGATCAACAATGACAGTTAGTTATAAGCGGCCAATATATCCCCCTGGAGATTATCTCGCTAAAGGGACTCGAAGTTTAACGCCTTTGAGGTGGGAGTATTCTGATACCAAGTTTAGAAGCTATGACCATGAGGTGGGCACGACTCACAGATGGAACCATGTGTTTCATAAGAGGGTTAAGTTTCTCTCCCACTACTGGGATGAGGGGTTCAGGCCTATTCGGCCTACCTTTGATTCTCTGAATAGGTTGGTTAATCCAGAAAATGACGTTAAGAGCATCTATGAACATAGAGCTCTTCTACTCAGTCACCTTGTTGATAACGCGATGAATGATCACTTGGTTAATTACATTTATCATCTCTATTACGATACTTTCTTCTGTTCAGAATACACTACAGATGGAGGTACTAAGATCAATGAAAAGAGATGTTTGAGTAACCCAAAATGTGATTATTCTAAGGTGTACAACAATACGATTCCCGTGAAGGGACATCGCATGTGGTATAGAAGAAGGGAAGAATATAGTGATTTAGCTACTGAGGAGGTTATGCAACCTTATAACAGAATATTCTGCCACTTTCTTGAGCAAGCGATTAAGATCATAGTTCACGTGAAGAGTCATGGTGAATTTCATAGACAGAAGAAGTTAGTCATGGAATTAGCGATCAAAGGGTTTCTCGGAATGAGCGAATCAAAACGAGCTGCAAAGTTTTTTAAACGTTATGGCAATTTGGTTCCCATCATTGATACTCCTGATCTATACTTCGCAAAAAGCAAACAATCACTTGATAATTTGGTTGATCTTCTTGCCATAACGAAGACTAATGGCATAACCGACCTCGCGATGTTCATAGTCTATGAAATCCTAAATAATAAAATAATTGTCGAAAATCCTCTCGGTTTGAGAGAAAACATAAAAAGACCTGAACGAACAGGCATTGGCTGACGGAGGCACTACTACTGGTGACACGCC